GCGTAAACGGGATTATGAGAAACGCATCACAAGTCGTCCCGAGAACGTGGCAGGGGTTAACTTATGGAACGCATGGAACGGGATAGCAAAATGACTCCAAAAATGAAAGACTACCTGATAAAAAACATATCAGCAACGGCTTTGCAAATAGCCAAAGACCTTGGCATTACTAGGCAATCAGTCTATGAGCAGCTAAAAAACAAAGTGAGGATTGCAGGATGGGTTCCAGGGGGCCGTGGGCAAGCAACAGCGCTTTATGCGTTTGGTAAGGGGTACAACGCACGTAAGCCAGCGCCGATGTCTCAGGTAGAGCGTAGTAAGGCGTATCACGCACGACACAGCGCCATCATTCGGGCACGTCGCCCATCGAAAACAAGCACGGCCCTTGGGCCTTGGAAAGGATTGATATGATATTGATTAGACAGGCCCGACGAGTCGAGCAGCGGCTGCGTGAAACAACATTCAGCAGTGACCCTCGCACATTCATGGAGGGCGCAATAATCATCGCCGCCCTGATCACAGAGCTTGAGGCGGAGCAGCTTGATGCTGCACGGTATCGGTGGTTACGTGTCAGCTTCAGAGATGACTTAGTAATGCACGGCGACATTAGCAACACGTCACTAATGATGGGATCAGAGCTTGATGAAGCAATCGACGGTGCAATCGCAGCAGGAGGAGAAACGAAATGACCGATGAATACGAAATGATTGATAGCTACCTACGAAACAATCTTCATGACGATGACTACGCGGAGTATTCCGCAGCCCTTGATGAAGTAGCACACGGCGCAGAGCAAGCCAAGGCCGCGCTGGCAGCACTGAAGCAGTACGCTGATCTTGCAGTTCAAAGAGAGGAAGAAATGAAACAGAAGTGCTGGCTTGTGTGCGACGGAATTGTGCGGTTCTTTGAAGACTCGAAAGACCTCAATCCTCTACACAGGCGCGAAATGGAAACAGCAATTGCAATTGCAAAACAAATTAAGGACTTGAAATGACCCGCGCATTAGTACAGCAGATGCTTGAGGCTTTGAATACATGTGGCTATGAAGATCACGGCGCACATTACCCCGAGTTTGATGATGATGCTGTGGAAGCAGCAATCACCGCCTCCCGAGAGTATCTGGCAGCACCGGAGCAGTTGGAGTATGTGGCGAAGGTATTTATTTGCTCTGATTGCCAGCATCCATACGTAGATGCTCCTCCCAGCCAGTGCGATTGTCTTGGCAAAGAGCAATACACAGAGGGGTATATCTACACCAATCCTGCGCCACAGCCCACCACACCGGAGCCGGTGAATCAGGCGCTGCTTGCGGCGTTGAAAGAGTATGCCAAAGCAGGCGTCGGCAACAGCACAGATTGGAGAGTCCAGTTATCCGCATTGCGTATGGCTACCGCCGCCATCGCTTCCGCAGAGCAAGCCCCACAGCCCACCGAACTGTCGGACAGCGACATTGAGGAGCTAACTGGGCACCTTATAGCAGAGAAAGAATATGAAAACTGGACAGGTCGTGAGCAACTTGTAGTCACTGGTTGCATCGACTTCGCCCGAGCAGTCCTCGCAGCAAGAGGAGGAGCGAAGTGAACCCAGCAGTACACCAAAGAATCTGTGCAGAAATCCAAGATAGGCATGAGAAAAAGCTGGAAAGGCTTCGTGCTGAACGCCTTGAACTGCTTGAGAAATCATTGAAACAAGCTGCCGAGGTTGAGAGGCTCAAGGAAGAGAACCAGAAGCTTATAGACGCAGCACACGGAGCAGAGCAGGCCAAGGACGCGATGCTGGATGTGAAGCTGCCAAAGCCGCATACCGTGATGGTGACTAATGCCGATGTCGGTTGCGTCGAGCTTCTTGACGTCTACACCGCCGACCAGTTGCAGCAAGTCGTGGCTGCGGAACGGGCCACCGAACTGACGGACGAGCAGTGGCAAGAGATTGCAGACATAACCGGAAGCATCATTACAAGACGCGGCAAGGATGCAATTGAAAAATGCCTAGGCATCACGGCAGCACAACGGAGTAAGACATGACCACCACACAAACCGCTGAGTCGCTGGCAGACGCATATGCCGCAGCAGCTTTCGCAGAGGGTAAAGCTGGAACACACCTATTCCCATTTGAAGTCGAGAACAAAGTAGATGTACGCATGAAGGCTAGAGATGCCCTAGCAGCAATGCTCAGGTCGCAGGCAGCGGAGATTGGACGCTTGCGTACTGCATTGGAAATGGCAATACGTCAAAACGAACACGACATGATTATGACAGGTGAGGAACTTCGCAAGGGCCGTGCAGCATTGAGAGAGTACAAATGATCATCAACTATTGGGACTGCGAGTTCAACAATTACGACGAACTATGGGATGGCGAGGAGGAGATCCGCATATACGGATGCTCTCATCCCGATAACAAAGAACGTCATTGCTCCATAAACAACAAGTGGTGTGGTGACAAGGATGAGTGTCCTATTGCAGCATTGGAGAAAGCATGACTAACAAAATCATGGAACTGGCTCATGCGTATGCCACGCAAATGATGCACAGCCACTATCACCCTTTGATGGAAGCCAGAGCCGCACTCGCCACCGAAGTCCAAGCCCACATCGACTACACGAAAGCAGTGGTCAGTGAGCGTGATGAAATGCGGGAGAAGGTGAGCGATCTAAAAGTATGTGTGCAGAAGCTCTACACAGCTGCCCCACAGCCCATCGAACTGCGAGAGATTTACTCTGGGTTCTTCCATGTAGCTAAGTTGTCAGCCGACACCAACGCCACACTGATCACAGAGCTTGAAGCCGATGGCGATACCGATCCGGTAATCACAACACTACGCGAGGGCTTGAAATGACACATACATTGAACACTGACAAAACCGTAGCGGTATCCCCAGATCAGTACTGGCTACGCATCGACAAAGACACACCCCGAGGTGTCAAGATCCTGCTTCTGGGTATCGGTGGGGTAGCATCCATCGGGCAATGGGACGGGAAGAACAAGTTTTGGACAGGTTGGGTTCCCCTGCCCAAGAAACCCGACTGGATGATTTAACGGGCTGCTACACCGTTGATCTTCTCGGCTGTACGCAACCCACCTAAGCTGTGAACGCGCAAAACACCCTCTGCAAACCTTACAAGCTCAACTTCTGAGGCATGAGACTTCATTAGGTTTGCAAGATAGGAAATGATTTGTATGTTGTTAGTCGTGTACCCATTGCTACTATCAATTCTGTCAACAGATGCCAATGCGTTATTTTTCATGCCTTGATCAAAAGTAAGGAAGCAACCAAAATATGGGCAAAAAATTGACTTACGCATTAAATCCAATACAAATTTCGGTGTTAGGTCGAATTCCATTCCGTTTACGATAGCTCTTTTACGGCAATCGCTATACGCAGAACTGGCTCTAGCTTTAACAGGATCGTTATTCCTTAATTTATCCTTGCACCTCTTTGTTGCCTCAGAGGATTTGCCGGGATTATTTTTATTCCATTCTTTGTTGTACAACCGCTTTTCAACCTTTATGCACTCTTTGCATTTGTTGACGTAATTTGCCTTTTGGTCTGCCGACCATGTTGAGTCAGTTAGTTCACACTGGCAGTTAATACAATTTTTCATTTGTGCGTAATGGCTGCAACACCATTCAGTTTTTCAATTGTACGGAAACCACCAAGTCCAAGCATCCCCATGAGCAATGGCATCATCTCAGCCAGATCAGCCGGGGTAATCGTCACGGTAATGCCTAACAAAATAAGAATGAACTTTGCAACTGGAAGGCCGATCCAGTTCCATGCGCAACCCATTCCACACACCCACATGATGAAAGGTCTAGCGCCTGATACGAACACCGAAGGGGACTTGGCTTCTTCCTTGTTGATGTCAATCTGACCCTGGACAACCATCACCGCAGCGGCAATGGCCTGCTTCTCTTGCTCAGACTTATCAGGCCATATCCGATTGATGGCAGTGTTTACCAGATCCGCAATTGCACCGACACCAATGAGATCAGCCATTACATTCCTTTGAGTTGGTCAGCGATACGCCGACTCCAGCCTTTACCGAACACGTCCCACGTGGACAGTCGGGTCATGAAGTCCAGACGCTGACCAAGGAACCTGGCACACAACGATTCAGCATCTAGTCGATTGATGGCCGAGATAGTCAATGAACCCAAGACACCATCATCTGCTGTGCCCACAGCACGCTGGAGGAACCGGATAGCCTGACCAATGCCCGAATTGACTGCTGCATCAAAGAGCAGGAAGGCAAGGGATGGAGGGAGATTGTCGCACTGAGCACGATCCCAATAGTCCCGCTTGTAGATTTCCTTGGCACCATCACGAGTGAGGTTCTTGATGTCTACGACAGGGTAAGCCCGTTTGCTGATACCCCAGTTGGTTTCACCCCCTGGGTCTCTGGCATCCAGTGAATAACCACCTTCAAACTTGAGCAGATTGTCAAAGCACTGATCGAACCAGGTCATTTGTCGGCCTTGCTGTGAAGTAGTGATTCTATCTTTTCCAATTTGCCAAACAGTGCCAGTGTCAGTTCACGCAAATCTTCTCGGGTGACATATTTACCAGCTACTAGAACCTCGATGTCTGATATCTTGGCAATCAGTTCTTTGTCTGTGGTCTGCAAATCTTTAACCACTTCCCACATAACTTTCAGAAGAAACCCCATCAATCCCCCGAAGCACGTCAGAATCCAGTTAATAATAGTCTGATCCATTGTTAATCCCTTAGTGAACTTTACTTATTGTGCCAGAGCATTGACGGATGCTGGAGCAAGTATTCTGGATACATTGCTTGTAGTCGCAAGTGCATTGGCTGCACGAGTTTTTGCCAATTGTTTGACTTGCGCACCACCTACAAGTTTAGCAGCACTGGTGGAATTAGAAAGCTCTGTGGCAATTTCAACGGCCAACTTTTTGTCAATGCGTCCTTCCAATCGACCCATTATCATATTAACGATTGACATGACCTTATTCAGTGGAAATATGTGAGGTTTGGTTTCGTCACTAAATAACCTCAATGGTGAATCAAGAGCCTTGGCACCTTCCACTGCAAGTTCTTCAAATTTCTCACCTTGTGCTATTCGGGTTTGAATATCTTTGACCGCTGCTTTAACTTCAGGCAAACCTTGAGTTAATTTGTCAAGATTCTGCTGTGACGCAAGTGCATTCTTTGGGGCAGTTACTCCCAATTTATTACCAGTTTGCTCGACAAGTTTAGTCAGTTCGGCTAATTCTTTGGCTTTGTCAAATGTAGCTTGTGCCGTTTTAGGGTCATGTGCTTTGAGAACCCGCAGGATGCCTTGCTCGTTATCGACCAAGTGCTTTAAAGGCTCGGATGCTTTACCTGCATCTTGCATGACACCCCGAGCCAGTGCTGACTTAGCAGGTGCATCCATTCGAGTCAGTGCTTGGCCTGCCACTTCCGGGTTACTGACAATCGCAGAACGCAACTTATCAGTTTGCTTGAACCCCAGTGTGGTCGATGCTAGGTTAAGTGCTTCCTCTTCAGCCTTGAACGTCTCTGCAACTTTGCCTGGGATTGCTTTACCTTGAGCAAGCAATGCTTCTTCTGCTGCTGTGATACCCTTGATCTGACCACCGATTTGCTCAAGTCGACCGCTCATTTCCATACCCGCATCGTCCAACGCTCCAAGTTGGCGAGCGTAGTCGGACATAAACTTGGCATGTGCTTCAGGTGTTGCTGCTTTGGCACCACTCAAAACTTGTTGTCGATACAAATCTTCAACACCTGTTTTAAGCGTCTGCATTGCAGCAGGGTCTTGCTTGAACACTTTCAAGAATTGAACCGTATTACCCTCATCAGCCATTACTTTGTTGACAACATCAGTAGGTCGCAGCATGGGTTCGTTTAACGTACTGACGCGACGTAAGTTTGCTACCTGACCAGTTCGATGAGTGCCAAGAATTTGTTCTTTGAAGATGTCATCCGCTTTCCCGTACAGCTTAAACGCTTCTTCAGGGACACCCTTTTTGATAGCATCATTCAATGCTAAGTCAAGCTCTTGGAGATTGGCACGAGCGTAGTTTGCTTCGCCAGTGTTCAATCCTTTGAGCCTGTTTATGTCAATGCTGATGGCTTTACTGATATCGGATGCTTCTTGGAACGTAACAGGTTTTGCGGATTGCAGGGTTTTAACTGGTACGCCTTGCACCATTGTTTCTACTTGTCGAGGAGCATATCGTTCCAACAATGCCGACGCATTGGGAGCCATTTCGGTTCCTTTAATCTTAGTCAGCACCTCTGCAAGTTGTCCTTTAGCAGTGGATGCCAATCCATTCAGATTGATGGTGGCGTCTGGTGCAGCCTTGAATGCAGCGTTGTACGCTGGTGTGACTACTTTTTTCTGAGTTGCTTCTTGAATAGCCTTGTTTGCAGCGGTTAGCGCTTGACCAGTTTCGAGTTGGCTTACGTTTGCAATTCCACCTTCAACACCTTGACGTTGTGCGGCAAGTGCTGCTTCAGCGGCTTGCTGTTCTGCTGTCAATTGACCAGTCAGTGCGGTTCTCTGTCCTTGCAGATTTGCTGCTTCACCCGCCAGTGCTTGTTTTACTGCACGACGTGGTGCAGTTGGTGACGCTGTAGCGATAGGCAGGTTTTGCTGTGTCAAAGCATTGACGTTTTGCGATGCTGCTGCAAGTTGATTGGCTTGGGTAGCCTTCAGGGTCTCATCTAACTCCCGATACAGTGTCTGAGTAGCGGTAGACGAAAGTGATGCTTTTTTGACAAGTGCCGCCAATCCTTGTGCATCGGTAAGAGCAGCAGCTTCTTGGATAGTCTTACCTTGATCGAGTAAGTCTTTAATCTTATTCATCAAAACAGGATCATTGTTTAACGATTCCGCTATGCTTGATGACTTTAGTCGTGACGGTGTTAATACATCAGCCACGCCGCTTCCCATACCTTTTACAACTTTACTGACATATGGTGCCGCAAGTCCAATTCCTTTTCCAATTACTTGACCACCCATTTCCATAGTGGCACCTTCGGCAACATCACCACCTACGCGCCGCGCAGTTTGTGATAAGCTCTCAGGTTTGTTTGTTCCACCTACTAATCGCATCAACCCCTTAGCACCAGCATAACCTGCCGCAGAACCAGCAACTGTTCCCAATGGGCCTACACCTGAACCCAACGCGCCACCACCTGCCATACCAATCGCTTCGACTGCTGGTGCGATGAACGCTGCCTGCTCGGCACGAGGTTTTTGAGATAACGTCATTCCCATTTCAAATGGTGTAGACAATAGGTCAAACATTCCTCTTTTCGGTTGTGTGCTTCCAGTAGTAGCCGAAAGCATTTTTAAACCAGCATCGCTCATGCCGCTTAAGTTACCCCCATGCAATGCTTTTAGGTCGGAATCGCTCAGTTGACTCAAGTCCATAATTAAAGACCTCGTTTTTTCATTTCGGCAGCGATTGCATCTAAGCTTGGCATTACTCCACCAGCGGCGGGCGCTGCACTTGCAGGAGGTGGGACTAACCCAACTCTTACCATGCGATCCTTAGCAGCAGTCCAACCGGCTAACCGTTCTGCTGCTGTTCGTCTTGGGTTTGCAACGTCGCCCAATGCACTGACAATAAATTCACGGTCGGTATTAGAGATACCTGCACCCAACTTACCACCAGCGAGATCTGTAGCGATTTGGTTAGCGGTTCCTTCAAGAGCAGCAATAGCGGCTTTACCTGGTGTGGTATACCCAATGAAACCCAACAAACCAGTGGTTCCTGCTTGCAATCCACCACTGGTGGATTTTTCAATTAACGTCGATATGTCATCTTTACCTGTAACGGGATCATATCCAGCCGATTTCAATGCTTTAACCGTAGCCTGTTGATCTTTCTGGGTTTGTATTTCAGGCAATGGTGTAAATTTACCAGTGGGTGTTGCTGCTGTTGGGCGACTAATGAACCCTCCAGAAATAGGATCAAACACTGGACGATTTGCCAATTCAAGCGCTTGCTGTTGCCCAGTTTGAGCGACATTTAAGTTACCTTGGGATACTTTAAGTTGTCCCTGAGAAATCTTGTTTTGCTCAACTTGGTAAGGTGTCATGCCAGCAGCTTGACTCGGCATCACTTCTTGCTTAAACGTGGGGCTATTTGGGTTCTTATCGATAAATTTAATGCTACCGTCCCCCAGCTTCACTTCAATAGGATCGGGTGCTACGAGCTTCATAGCAGCAATACCTTCAGGGTGAGATGACACATAGCTTTGAATTAAATCGATTCGTTGCTTAGGGTCAATTACTTGGGAAAACTGTGTACGTAATGCTTTCGTATCAATCCCTTGAGCATCAAGCATGGAGAATGCCGTATTCAGTCCAGTATCACTAGGGTCTTTTAAAGCAGTGATCAACCCACTACCCAGTGCCTTCATTTGCTGTGCTTGCACTTCACCTTTGACCTTAGCAAGAGCAGCAGGTTGTGCTTCAATTTCACCTTGTAGCTTTTTACCAGTAAGTCCAGCATTCTGTGCCTCATTGATTGCCTTAAGTGCCGCAACACCAGGTGTCCCAAATTGGGTCAATCCTTCAGGCTTGTACTCCGGACTACGCATGTAGTTCAGCATACCCTCGTTAAGCGTATCCGCCCGTTGAGCAGAAGATAACTGATACTTAGCCAAAGCATTTTGAGTTGCACCAGCATTTAATTGCTGCATCTTGGCATAGCTAGCGAACGGGTCAACTGGTGCCTGAAACTGGGCACCTTGCGCGATAAGGGAATTTAGATCAGCCATGATTTACCTTATGGGTACATTGTCGATGTGGGTGGCCCCATCGGGTTAGATGATTGTTGGTTGTAGTAATTGTTCAGGTTCTGCTGACCCATATACTGATTAAAGTTCTGCTGGTTCTGATAACTACTAGCCATTGTACCGAGAGCATTGTTTATGGTGTTACCTTGACCCATCGCGCCAGCGGCCATTGATTGACCAGCAGCATTGATCGCATTGGCACCGGCATTACCGTAGTTGCCAGCAGCAGCAGCCTGATTGTTTACCGCTGCCTGACCCGACTGCATCAGGCTACCCAATGGGTTTAACTGGTTAGCACGATTGGTTTGATAACGGTTGAATGCGTTGCTGTACTCTTGCGACCCCATGTCTTGACCATATCGAGTTGCAGCCTTGAGAGCACCACCGGAGATTAGTCCACCACGAGCAGCAGCTTGTCGATCAAGAGCTTTCTGACCCTCCGACACACGGAATGCGTAGCCTGGGTCTTGCTGGAAGTCTTGCATGGAGAAGTCTTGAGCATACTTGCCGTAGCCAGCAGCACCTGCGTTTCCACCAAGACCCATCAGTTCCATCAGTCGATTCTGACCTGTTAGACCTGCTTGTGCGTATGGTTGGTTCCGAGCAACCTGCTCGTCGTACATCTGCTTCTGAAGGTCTTGACCACGAGCAGCGGCATCCGCTTGCATACTGGCGGCAGATCGTTGACTAGATGAACTCATTAGTCCACCGACAAGTCCCGCACCCGCTATCGTTCCCGTTACTGGATCAGGCATGTTCATTCTCCCACTCATCAAAAGTTTCAAAAGCGTAAAACTCGCGGATTTCGCGGGACACTTTACGCATATGTTCAAATCCGCCAATCAAGAAGGCAGTGGCGATGTGAAGTTCAATTCCCATGTTGCGAATATGAAAAGCAAGATTTCTCAAATGCTTCTTGTCGCTCTTGCACATTTCATTTGCATCATGGAACCCATTTATTGATGCCATGATCAATGGTTGGTAATAGGCATAGTTTGCCACAAACCAAGGGTTAGCAGGAAGAACAAACATCAGTGATGTGAACACCCGATTTACATGGGTGTCACTGATAGGATTGTCTTTGTCGATCAAGTCATCCCAAAGCTCAACGGCATCAAAGAAGCAATTCAGAAAGTCAATGGCGTTTTGATTACCAAGGCACCAGTCACGCTTATTAATCTGGTTTTGCTCTTGCCAGTCTTGGGACATTACGGGCATCAGATCACCCCTTAACGAAGTTTCGTAATCTGAGCATCCACGCCAGCCAACCATCCATTGTCGATCCCCAGTACCGCTTCACGAATCCTGCGAGGGGTGATGCTGGCTTCAAGGTTGCCAATCCGTAGAGCAATCGTTTCCTTTAGGCTTGGCACAGGGTTCTGGATAGCTTGCACTTGTGCATCGGTAGCAAGTACAAAATCAGCAGGGATAAGGTCGTCTTGCGAACCGTCAAGCTCGTAGGCAAACAAGGAACCGGCAGGAGAGATGTAATGTTTCATTTTGATCCTTAGCGCAGTTCTGTCCAAAGACTCAAGGTTGCACCAACTACAACCAGCGAGTATGTTGCACCAATCGGCACCACACCTGACACATTCCCAAGCCATGCGACGTTACTGGTTCCGATACCTGTTTGCATCACATTTACACCCCCGATAACCAATGTTCCGTTCTGTGACTGTGATCCCGTGCAAGTGATTGCCACTTGAATCGGTTTACCTGTACTGTTGGTGTAGGTTGTACCAGCAACTCGACCAGGGGTTGTCTTTACATCTTGCCAAGTTTGATCAACACCCAGATCAATTGACCGAGCATATGCAGTTGATGCGGCCTTGGTGCTGTTATCGGTTGATGTGGGAGTCGGTACAATCGGTGAGCTACTGAATGTCTTCACCCCTGCAACAGTCTCAGCACCTGTGAGATGCACCACGGCAGTATCGTTTGCCGGTGTGTAGCCGATGTTTGATACAGCAGCACCGCTTGCCAACTTAGCAGCAATCACAGAACCATCAGCAAGAATAGCCTTGGTTATCTGGAACCGTGTGCCATCGTACTGAACGTTCGCAATCTGACCAACCACCAGTTCACCGCCCGACAAAACACTGCTGGCACCAACGGTGATCTCCTTGGCACCTAGTCCATCAACGGAGATGGTCACGGCACCCGTGTTGGCGTTGACCGGCACAAAGCTCAAGGTCATACCTGCCACGTATGCTGTGTACGGGGGAACTGATGTACCGAGCAACGTATTCGTACCAGTGACCGTAATCAGGTTGTTGAAGACACCTGGATCATCAATAGCTGGTAGATTGTCGTATGTGCCAATGGTTACACCCGTCGAGGTCTTCAGTACAAACTTGTAGTTCACACCACCACTTACCCAAATCTCGTTAGGTGTACGACCACCAGCATCCAAGACGATAGGGTTCGTATTGGCCACAGCAGCGGAGTTGGTAGTCCAAGTGGTGGCGGGAGTTGTGGTGCCTGCGGTATAGACGTACAACAGACCACCCACCAAAGGGACACCGTTATCGTCAAAGAACTGAGCACCTGCTCCTGCGAATGATGAAATGTTGTATGCCATATTTGCCTTAGATGATCTGATTCATCGTGATGATAACGCCGGGTGATTGCGGCACCAATGGGGTAGTGGTTGCAGGAATCGTAAAAATCTGGGTTGTACCAGTTCGAGACAACCAGTACAACTCGATGTACTGCCCTGCTGTCACCGCCTGATAGATGTTCATGGCAATAATGATACTGCCCGATAGTCCACCGTGCTTCTTGGGAATCGTGACAGTACTCGCACTGTTTCCGACGTTCGTGCCCACGAGTTTGAACCAGATGGTTACGTCGTCATCACTGGTAGTATCAGCATTCTGCAACTGCACACTGATTTGGACGTTGTACACACCGGCATTGGTGAAATAAATACGGGAAGCCGGTGATCCAAGATCAACAAGATTATGGTAGTCGGATGTATCAAAAGTAACAGCAATTGGTGTATTAGCTACACCCGTCTGGGTTGTCCGAGCATCAAATGATCCGTACGCCACATCAATCCACTGAGGCATGTTGGTGCCATCCGTACCCAAGTATGACGGTGATGCGATACCAGGTGCGTGCAGCTTGGCAAGCGTGTTGGCAGTAGGAGCGTACAGCAGATCACCGGCAGCGTATGTTGTGATACCTGTTCCACCACTCGACACTGGTACAACACCATCAGCCAACCCGATATACTCGTACAGGTTGCTGAAAAACCTGAACCAAGGGCGCGAGAACAATGATGTGTTCGGCTCAGTGATCGCAACCCGATTGGCAGGGATTTGGGTATCGTTAAGCATTGGTGCCACTGATTAAGAGTTCGGCACCCACGATGGTGATCTTCACGGGATCGGTGCCTGATATCTCATACACCCGATCACGCAGCTTCTGGGTCATACCAAGCCTACGCCAGATCATCCGTTTGAAATACTCACCTGTGGCACCCATAGACAACCAGTGTTCATTACTCCACGTGTGACCACCATCATCAGACCATCGCAGCATGACCTGAGCTTGGTTCAGTGCGCTTATGTCAGTCTCTTGGATAAGTGCATCACCCGACTCAGTAATGATCAACTCACCTGATTGAGTCAATAGACCTGTACCAAGATCAATGTTGATCACAGCACCCGTCTCACAGTCGAGTTGGAGACTGTGGTGCGCAGTACGCTTCAGGTTGTTCTGTCCCGTGGGCAGAGCACGCCATGACCGCAGCCACTTTTGGATACGGTCGTGGTCGGAATACTTGTCCATATCAAAAGCGTACAAGTTACCGTTCTGGTAATCCCCTACGACATTAGCATTGCTGAAGTATGTCTGGCAGTTGCTGCGATGGCGGGTGAACTGACCGTTAGACCAGCCTGCACGCTCATGCCATGCTTGAGTGGACACATCGTAGACCCATGTGGCGTTAGCCGATGGGAAGGACAGCACATAGAACGAGTGGCCGTCTTGCTGGTACGTGTAGGCCACAGCATCTGAGATGTCAGCGTATTGCTGGATCTGCCACTCAATTGCGTGGGTACTGATACGCACGCCAGAATAACCATTGGATCGGTACACGATGCCTTTACCACGACGGTCAGCACCCAGCCAAAACAGGCCGTTATCCAGCTTGGCTACAGAGAACGTAGCAGCACAGCCAATCTCGTTAAAAGCGCCCTGAATGCGTTGTAGAGGGAAGTCAACATTACCCGAGTCGTACCAGACCTCAATCGAATTGGTTCCAAACAGCCACACCTCAGAGTGATCCACGATTGACGATACCAAGCCATCGGGGTCACCCTCGGCACTGGCGAAATCCAACGGATCAACGGACAGCGGGTCATTGAGTGCTGTAACCCAGACCAACTGACTATTGGGTTCAATATAAACAAAGTACCCATCCAGATAGGACACGGTTAGCGCACCTGTGAAGTCAGGGTCAGTAACCTGAGCAAACGCATTCGTGAGCGTGTTGTAGACGTACATCGGGCCATTGCAAGCAATGACGACTTGTGTCCCGTTGTCTGACATAGACACATGTGTAGCAGCGTCAGTGACAAGCCCCAATTGAGTCACCACATACGATGGGTCAACCTTGTACAAGTACCGACCTGACACCACGAACAAATTGACCCCTACTGTGCGTATGCCACGAATGGGGCCGGTGCCCACAGTCTGAAGCAGACGAAGCCCTGGGGCACGGTTCAAGAAGCCAGGCTCCTTACCCCCCTCGGGCACGGCTTCTGGGAACAAGTTGATCATGCGGTTATCCGCAGCATTGACGCTACGGGCTACATATGATGAACCCAGAATTGGTGACTTCATTAGTAGTTACCGGCATAGACGTTGAACCGCTGACGAGAGGCAACCAACGAGTAAGGCATCGACATCAGATCCATGCCGTTGTTAGTACGCTTCAGGTTACGCTTCGAAGTCATGGCGATCCGTGCCACGGTGGGCGAGGGTTCAACACCAAACTCAGCCGCTATTTCACAGGCCAGTCCGTACTTGAACGCACGCATATAACCAGGGGGGAACGCCAACTCAGTTGCCAAAGTAGCAGGTTGTGCCAACACCTGTGCTGAAATGATGTGCCACTCCAAGTCCCGAGTGGGCTTGGGGTAGACAGTCATTGTGATGTTTGGGTGTTCCATGTTGATCCACAAGACCTGTGGATAAGTGGAAGTAACCGTCTTCACTGCAATACCATCGTATTGCTGCTGATTGATGATCTTGATACCAAACGATACGTTGGTGCCTGGGTCACGGTAGTAGGTGGAATCCTCCACCGCAATCGGGCGAAGCCCAATGAAACTACCAGTAGGGCCGACAGTCTGAGTCAGAACACCAGCAGGCCAAGTGAACACTTGGTCAATCGTGTTGTAGATCATCAGATGCTCAGTTGACCATGAGTCAAGCATCTGGTTCATGGCAGACAGAGCATCCTGAGATGTCGAGGCTGACGGGGTTTCACCTTCAGCCAGTACACCTAGCAACCGCAAGGCGGCGTTGATTTGATCACCAGCGGTTACAGACATACTCAGACTCCTTCAGTTGCCAATTCAGCTTTTCGGTATTTTCGCTTCAACCGCAAAGTATTCTCGGATGGCAATTCTTCGAGAAACGAGGGGATGTCAGGATTGTAACGCAACCAGCCATTTGACTCATCAAATACTGCCTCCATCTCCATCGTTGCTACTTTGGATCCATGTATGGGATGTTTGAGATAAATGTTCATTTGAAAACGGGGGCCGAAGCCCCCGATACATTAGGCAGTGATGCCGATGTTTTTCAGTGCAGTGCGAATTGCATTGATTGCAGTTGCCAACTCAGTACCTGTAGCGGTATTGGTGACAGCAGTGATGGCAGCAGCTTGGGCAACAGGGGTATTACCGTAAAACGATACAGTTCCTCCCAATTTACTCAAGACAGCGCCATCAAGTTGCGGGTCTTCATAGGCAACGCCGATTGCTTTGGTATTTGGCATGATGTGTCCTTAAAGAAAGGGGCCGAAGCCCCCGTCAGATTACGAGATGCGGTATAGAGTCCAAGTACCAGCAGCCGTCTTACGAGCACTGAAGCGACCCGAGGTGCCATTCGCAACAGCCATCGAACCAACCAGTGTCCAGCCAGTGTTGGTCGTCAGAGTGGCCGTACCGGCACCCGTGGCGATGACACTGAACAGGAAAGCAATGTTGGGTTTTGCGATTGTGACGAACAGTTCGAGGTCAGACACCAGAGGCAACTGCAAGTTAGCAGAAGAGCCGCTGTAGGTCAGGATGCCGGCAGTGATGTCAGCTACGAGCATCGGGGATGCAGCAGCGGCATAGGTTGCCGGAGTACCCTGGTCGTAAATCTCGACTTCGTTGAGATTGCCGTCACCGAGTTGATAACCACCTGCGCCATTTGGAAGAGCCATGATAAATTCCTTTGAAAATTTTGAAGAAATGGGCCGAAGCCCCCGTCAGGATTAACCCCAGATACGGGCAGCCATTTGAGGACGGATCGCACTGTAGCCGTACAATACATCAATCCGACAAGGCATGCGATCGTTATTGATATCATATTGACGTACAACACGCAGGCTGATACCGTTGTGAACGGCACGGCTGGCCATATCAACACCTTGGGGCAGCAACAGATCGGCGGTAGCAAAGGTGATGGCATCCTTGTGGTACACCAGATTCTGAGCGTACTGGCTGGAAGCTGCACCGATGAACGTAACGGTCTTGCCAGAAACAGGCAAAGCGTTCACAGTAGCCAGAGCGTGATTGGCCGAATACATGGCGTACACGGTCACAGTCCAAGTACCAGACACTGCGGTGGCATCGGCCAGAGCAACAAACTGATACAGCGAACCAGTAGACTCACGGGTCTGAGGATTCACGGCGTAGCAATCAGCAACGGTGAACACGTCACCGGCCTTGATGGTCGTGGTGACAGAACCTTGAGCCAGGGTGATCGTTGCCGAGCCTTCAGCCGTGATCGTAGCGCCAACGGTGGTGGCGGCAGAAGCATCACGCGAACCAGTGGTGTGCTGCTTGATCGACTGAGACATGTTGACTTCATCAAAGCCCAACACGCCGGTACCCATCATGCCGTTGCGGAACTGCTTGGAGATGGTGTCGGTCGGATTGAACAGACCCTTCATACCTTCGACCAAGCCAGCGTTGGCAGCAGGGTTGACGGTAGCGTAACGCGGCGACATACCAGCGGCTTGTTCATTCAGCTTTTGTTGAGCTTGCAGCAGAACCAGCGAGGTAGAGGGCGTGGTGCCTGGGGTGCCAACGGACGAACCGATGTACTTGTAGGCATTGGCAACGTCAGCATCGATGCTGGATGCAAGTTGGCTGATACGGGGCTTGAGCACACGGTCTGCGAAGTCGTCCAATTGCATCGTCAGTTCGGCAGATGTGAAGTTGATGCCGATATGCTTTTGGTTTGCCACAGACAAAGTGGTGTACTGTTCGTTGTCGTCCTGAACTTGCAGGGCGGCACCGTCAGTAACCAGAGCACGGTCGGGCAGACGAATACGCAGGGTAGAACCGATCTTGGCACCTTCAACAGCGAAACTGTCATCGTACTGGCGGTTCACGTTGCGGGTCAAAACAAGGTTATTTTCAAGAATCTCAAGACTCTTGCGGGTGATCATGTCGATCGTTAGGATTGAATTAGCCATATGAATGTCCTCTTAAAAAATTAGCGGCGCTGCGCTTCGTACTTACGGGTCTGGCGTTGACGCTCTGCTTCAATCCAATCTGACGTACTCATAGTCTTGGTAGACCGTGGATCTGTCGTGTCGTAAGACGGATTACCTGAAGCTCGTGCGGTCACCGGACTAATAGGTGCTGGTGCAGAAGTTGTTTTCTTTATCGTTGGGGTATTGACCAAATTGGCCTCAATCCGTCCGATTTCTTTTGCCTGCATGTAGGGCGACAAACGGGAGATTCGATCTGCTTCCTTAGCATTTGCACCGAGGTAGTAAGCTACATCAGGGCCAACATCTGAGGATTGAATCGTCTCAGCCATCACATCAGTGATTCGGATGTTCGGGTTATATGCGACTTGCTCGAAGTCATCATACTTTGACCGTGCTTCCTCTTCACGTTCATGGTAGCTCTCAAGAACCGTAGCTTTTTGTCGGGCAACATCACGCTTGGCAATCAGTTCTTCAGCCTTCTTGTATGCCAGTGCATCTGCATAGGCTTCAGGAGACTCGAATTGATCGACTGGCGGTACATTAACCGGCGTTCGCAGTACTTGCTGTTCGGCAAGTCGTTGTGCTTGGTCTCGTTCCCACTTACGTTGCTCTCTTGCGAGGCGTTTGCCAATTGCTGCATCTAGTTCCTCTTGCGAGAAAGTCTTAGAAACCGCATCTGACGTTTCCGGCGTTGTAACTTCAGTTTCAGGCGTGGCCGTCAATACCTGCTCTGGCGCGGGTGCTTCCGCTAAGTCTTGTTGGACTTCATCTGTCATTGTGAACCTTACAGTTCCCTGGTCAATCGGGCCAGTACGATTGGGATTATGCTACAAAAATCACATCATGTGAATTTTGCATAACGTTACTTCTCAGTAATGGGTGCGGGTGTTACTTTGCTGATATGGGCTGCGTGGTCGCTAGGCGCAGCGAAGTAACCACTGTGGATGCTTTAAAAGACTTCATAAAACCCGCTTACATTTATGGTGTAGCCATTGGCACCTGGGTAAGTGCCATCATAAAACTGGAGGCTGCAAACAGATGAGGCTGTATCAAGAAACCCAAGTACGCCCTTCCCTGTTAACGCACGTTCTTTTCCATAAAAGTTTTGACCAATTGTTCCTACCGACGTTACTGGAACTGAAAACTGAAGTGCTGCTGATGCCGTGCCGTTTGTTGTTATTACAATTTGAACTTTTACATAAATAATCTTTCCACGGCGCAAGTAATAGCCCGTAGAAGATGCTGATGTAAGTGTTCCAGAAACCGCCGAAAGTGTTGGTGTATATGGCACCCAAGGATCACCAGCAAATTGGTCTACCCCGCGCTGAACGTGAATAGACCCGCCAATTTCTACAGTTGGAACTGGCGTTGAGTTTCCACTGTCAAGATAATAAATAGCATGGTCAATAGAAGCAAATGCAAATGCGGGGGAACCTGACGTGCCAAAGACGTGTATTGGTACGTTTCCGGTGTAAAACCAGAAGTGTTCATTACGACAAGATACCGCCGCTGAAGCCCCACCCAAGCAAGTAACGCCTTCTGTTGCAGAGCCTCCACTAACCATGAATGCGCGTATAAATCGCCAATCATTATTGTCAGTGTTTATCAAATAGATGGATTGACTGTTTTTTAATTGGCAATCGACCCAGAATTCATTCATTGAGACGTTTGCAATGCCATCACCAGTGCAGTTTAACGATACAGCCGAGGTTTCAACCTGGCGCCCCTTAAGATAAATTTTGTTTCGTTGAACATCCTTAGCTTCACCAAGCGACGCAACAACTGTTAAATCAAGACCGGTTGTTGCGGCATTTGCAATGGCAACATCAATAAAACAATCCCGACAACTGACAAGTCTCATCCCGACATTTATGGTTCCACTATTGCAGTTAATACCAATGCCGGAAAACACCACATTGCTAACACGCTGATTGCTAACACCAGAGACGGCAGAGATAAGCACAAGGGGGCCAACAGTGCCATTTGCGCCAATCCACTTCAGCACCGTTCCGGTCATTAGGGTTCCGGTATCGTGGATGTCACTACCTTCCCCAAAAATTTGTACATTGCTGACATTGATTGTCGGGAGCACTGCGCTCACGGCATATGTTTTTGCATCCATTCGGTGGGGGGTGCCAGGATTAGCAATTGCGGAATTAAAAAAGTTTGTAACAGCCGCAGTGTCATCCGTGACCCCATCGCCGACCGCCCCAAAGTCCTTGACACTCACGGACTCGCGCAACTTTGCCTGCACCGTAGTCGCCACAGCACCAGTACCTGCTGGCAGGTAGCCCACAGCAGCATTAATATTACTCAACGTCGTCTGGGCTGTGACACCAGCCTGGACGATAGGTACAAGCTCCTCACCCGTAAGAGCAGATGAGTTGGGAAGTTGCGAAATCTTTTTGTCAGCCATGATCTACCTTAAGTTATACAAGTGGTTCAGCAACCATCACCAGCCCCATACGCGCCATAGCCACAAAAGGCTCCTGTGTACTCACGTCCATTATTTTTAGACAGCCACGTCGGGTACAGCGGGGAACTGCGCATTGAACGCTTCACGGGCAGCAGTCATGCCGTCTTCAGGTGTAGCTGTACCGTACTGAGACTGATACGACTTTGCGGCCATATTCGCAACCATGTTGGCATAACCTTCATTGGTATCAATAACGGTAGTCGGTTGCACGTAGTCGGAGACAATAGTTACGGTGTAGATCATTTGGATTCCTCTTGATTGATTGATTCTTGGACAACGGTGGCAATGTCGTATGCCGGTTTGGCGACTTGCAGACCACCTGCTTTGACCGCAATGTCAAGCAGTTGCAGGAGGGTTTGGGCTTGTTCTTTGGTGAGTTCGATTTGCATGTTAGGTTCCTACGTTGACCACGCCAGCGTTATTCCAGAGAATACCGGGCCCTGGGTTTGATGTAGGCAAACCAGAAATAAGCAAATTAGCGGCAGAACCCGTGCCAGCATTTTCAGGCTTGATTGAGCAGTTACCTGCTGCAAAACCAATGCTTAGTCGGGTGTAGTTACTTGCGTCCGTGTACGTGTTGTACAACCGGAACGTCTGCGCTGCGGTGCTATTGCGCTGGGCTAGGGTGTTGGCTGCATCTGCATATAAACTAAACCCATTTGCCTGTGGGTTTGATACATTACTGGTTACGCAAATAGGTCGCCCAAAACTATTTAACCCAGCTTTTCCGAGATAAAAAGATGCTCCGCCAACTGATATTCCAACTTCTGGATTGCTACCAGCATTTCCAAGTGATACGCCAGTGTTAGTTGAAACGGCTTGATAAATAGCAAGTGGTGACCCATTGGATGCATCTACCGCACTGGATAATGCTCCTGCTTTGGTAATATTAAACTTACTAACCCCACCCACTTGAAAGTCAGCCAGCAGCGAAGCAGCCGCACTAGCGGTATCGGTGACGTTGAGCTTGAGGCCGGTGAAGGTAGTGCCTGCTGCGTTCCACGTAGTGGTAAGGTTTGAAATAGGTACGTTTGCCATGATGTTCTTTCAGACTTATAGAGTATCGGTGATGACAATATCACCAGCATCGGTTACGACCTGATCGCCTGCATCTGTTACAACAAATTTATACGTTGCAGGAGGACTAGATTTTGATGTCGCAAGGGCAGTCAGGCTTCCCAGTCCAATTGGGAGACCGTTTCGGATTGGGATGCCAAAGTAACTCATTGGATATTGATTGGTTTGCAGTAGAGGTTGCCACCAGCAGAGATCTGGATAGCACTGACACGCCAAGGAGCACCAGTACCAGCAGGCACCTTGAATGGGATCGGGGTATTAGCAGGGATCGGGGCACCGTTGCTCGTGGTCGCAGTGACACCTTCGCCAACAATGACGTAGCAAGCAGAGTCTGCCCACACTACGACACCCTGGGCACCAGCAGGCCAACCCGTAACAGAACCAGCAGTGCCTGTGAAAGCAACCGTCTGGGCAGCAAATTGGCTACCAGCCAAAGGATTCAGAAGTTCCAAAAATACTCTCCTTATGCCAAAAATTTCAGCTTGTACAGGGTGGAAAGATACAGTGCCACGACTTCATCAATCAGATTGTGCAGTGCTGTATCTTTATGGTCAACTATCTCATATCGAGCATCTTCGATCTCTTTTAACTGATCGGTCAGAAACTCAATAATGTTGGTTGTCTTCTTAGCCGACATGAGACTGATAGGCCCAATTAAACCATGACGGCCCTGATAAGCCTCAGAAAAACTATCAGCCAGACCCACGATCTCATCGTAGAACGTGTTCAGAGCACTGTGTTTAGCAAAGCTCCTAGTGTTCAAGTGCACGGAATGGGCCACATCCCGTGCCAAAAAGAGCATCCCTACAAAGTCATTCACTTTCATTGTGGTACTCCTTGGGGCATCTGCTGCATGGGTTGTTGGGGCATACCCTGAGACATGTCTTGTGGCATACCTTGGGACATCTCGGTCTGATCCTCTTGTGGAGACTCACGACCGGGCATCTCACCCACCAAGTCACCCGATGTGATCATGCCGTGCAGAGTACCCATGACAATGTCTTGGATCTGCTCAGGAGACATCGATGCTTGAACAGCAGCGATTCGTTTGGTCTCAGCATCAAATGCTTTGATCGTTGATTCAAACTCCTTGATCTCAAGATCACGGGTTTCAACGGACTTACCGAAGTTCTGGATCATCTGGTGCATCTGCTCCATTTCCTGACCCATTGCTTGCATCTGTTGCTGTGCAGCAGCCAGAGCAGGGTTGTCTTCAGCATCACCCATGAGCTTAGGATCAATGGTCTTGGCAAAGCGCTTCGCCATCTCCTGAGCACCAGGCCAGTCCATGTTCTTGACAAACAGGTCACCCGCCACTTGCCACAACTGAGGGTTACCCTGCAAGAGTTGAGCCATCGCTTCAAGAGCTTCCTGACGTTTGGTGGCATAACCTGGGCCGGTGGTCACGCAGACATCGTACTTACCCACAGACGGGTTGTAGATTTTCTCAATGACAACACCTTCTGGGTTCATGATCTTTTTGACTGGCTCTTGCTGGTCAGGGTTGATCTTCACCATGCTGGATTCGCCATCTTCACCGATGATGCGTGCGATACGCTCGGTGTCGTAAATCTTGGGGATCAGTTCTACAAGTTGACGAGTAACGTTACGAACAGCACGAGCCAGATTATCGACATAGTGGTAAGTCCCAGTGTCGCCCTCTTTTTGACGGGCAAGAATTGCTTTACCAGATCGCTCGTTACCCTGCATCCCCAGCGAGGCGTCAAACTGGCCCGTGGTGGCCTTGATGTCCTCAGATGCACCCATCTTAGCCTGCAACAGACCAGACGATGCCATAGGAGGCTGTGCGCGTTGGGGCAGTGGCAGCATGTTGCCAGCACCATCGGTCACATCAGGGTTTACTTCCAAATACGGCCAGTTCTGGGTATTGGCAGTCTTCCAGTTGTTCTCGTAGCCTTCAAACTGACCACCGTAACCAATAAACGGTGCCTTGGGGGCCAGAGCCAGCATTTCGGCTTCTTGGGACACCCAGTAGTTGTACATACGCTGGGCATCTTTGGCATTACGCACCAGACCGGACACATGGATGCGACCGTCAACCTCGTACTCGTTACCAACCACACGCACCACGGGGATGTACTTACCGGCCCACTCTTGCTCTTCCAGAACCTCGAAGCCGTTAATCTTGCACCACTTCACCTTACGGCGATCAGCCGTGCGGGATTTGACGGGTTTGTCGTACAGAGCACGCAGCGACTTGTCTTCAGGTGTGCCGTCAAACGCAGTAGCTGCACCAGGGTACAGGTTCAAGGTGGCACGGTCGTAGTCGATGTAGAAGTACTCGGCAATCCGGATGGTCTTCTCGTTCATCCACTGAGCCAGCGACTGATCGCCTACACCTAGCGACTGGAGGGTATTGGCAGGAGAAGCATCGGGGTACAGACGGTGATACTCGTCCTTGGTGATGTCTTCAGTGATGAAGCACCACTTGGCATCAGCACCACACGGGTCTTGGATCAATGGATCCATGTACACGCTGAAACTGTTCCGAATGCGACCAATCTTAATGTCTTGGTCAAAGCTATCGTCAGAGCAGTACTCAGTCAGGATACGAATGTAGCCCTCACCGTATGCCACTTGGTTCTCACAGGCGGTGTCATAGGCGACATCGGCATCACTGATGTACTCGATGTGACGCACCATACCATCGAAAATCTCAGCCACTTCCACATCAGCATTGTCATCCACAGGGATCACTTTGCCACTGGGACGGTTCTGCCGTTGGTCATTGGTGACTTGGCGCACATGCTGTGGCAGCTTGTTAATGGTCAGGCAGGGGCGTGCGTTGATGGATTGACCTTGGACAGCGCCACGGGTCGCCAGAACGTCAGCAGGCCATTGCCAGTGGTTATCCGGTGACCCAGCATAGAACCGGAGGTCATCCAACTCATCTTCACGGGACTCAGAATAGGCCGAGATGGCGATATTCATTCGGTCGCGTGCAATTGACAGAATTTCTGCCTTTTTGTCCGTACCCTTGGCACCACTGACGGTCAGGGACTGAACAGCATTTACGCCAGAGTAATCTTGGGGCATTATTTCTTACCTTTTAGAGCTGGTTTAGCAGCTTCTCGCTTCACAGAGTATGCAATTGCAACGGCTTGCTTTACTGGCTTCCCAGCCTTCACTTCCGCCTTCACATTAGCGCGAAATGCTGCTGGTTTGGTGGATTTGGCAAGAGGCATGGTTATTTCCGCTTTGGTGCGACCTTGGTTTGGCGCTTGTCGGCGGCTTCTTCGCGTTTACTGCCCTCTTTACCCAAAGATTTCTTTTCCACGTCTTTGGTGGACTTCTCAAACGGTTTTGCTTTTGTGACCATGACTAACTTCCCATCCAACTTGATGAAACGGCTGCGCCAATCTGTCTAGGACGGCGCTCTTGGCGGTCATTGTACTGTTTATGAGCTACAGGGAAAGCAAAAGTTACACATAGTGCGTCTGCGGCATCAGGAGACGCCAGTCCACGGGCCTTCATCTCCTTTTTACCCTCTAAAAAGATTGTCCCTTTGGAATCTGGCTTCTTTGTGGGTCCAATCAGGTCGTTTTTAAGCCCCCGATCGGTAGTAATGGCAGCAGTCTTGAGCCATTCCCGCATGGCACCCCACATCTCGGCACGTTTATTGCCATACATCATGGGTGTTTTGGACTTAGAGCCGAAGTTAATCCCTTTGACCTTGAACCGCTGCTCTGTGAGCCTGTCCAGGATCCCGTAGCCCAGTCCACCCTCATCAATAACGGTCAGAACGGGCTTGTACTCGTCGATGGCATCGATGACGTGCCCGACTACGGCCATAGTATCCTCACCCTTGTACCGTTTGATCGCAAGCAGGTCACGACCCTGGCGCACAACGATCACTGTGCTGTCCATGCCACCACGAGCAGGGTCAACGCCAATAACGATGGGAGCAGTTGGATCCTTGTACTTAGGCCGTTTGAACGCATCTTCTACCAGCACGGGCGAGATAAACTGGTCTTCACCGGCAGCGGGAAACTCGCCATACACTTCGACACGGGCTTGGATACTGTCTTCACCATACTCAGCGATGATTTGGTCATAGATCGCCTTGTCCGTGCCTTCTACGGTACGCGCATCAATGATCCGACTCTTCCAGAAGTCCCGTTTGGCATGGAACGTCTCAAAAAAGTACCCTGTGTTGCGCCGTGGGTTACTAAACGACAGCCAGTACCTGTCTAATATCTTCTCGGTAAAGAAGCCTGCTGCCACGCTCCAGATCGCATCTGGTATACCCGACGCCTCGTCGAAGATAACCATGATCCCGTCCATATTGTGAACACCTGCGTAGCTGTCAGGGTTCTCCTCGCTCCAGAGCTTCCCCTCAGCACCCCAATAACGGGTGCCCTTCTTAAGGTCACGCTCAACCAGGTCGGTTATCCACGCAGCCGGTACGAGCTTGGTCGCACTCACCTCCCACCAGTGTGCGTTGATGGCCATCGTAGCCCACTTAGTCAACTCACCCCACGTGACCGTACGCAACTGGTTCTCACTGTTAGCCGAGACGATCACTGACGACCCTATGCGCGTGGTCAGCATCCACAGGATCAACCACGAGACCAGTGCGCTCTTCCCGATACCCCGACCACTTGAGACCGCCAACCTGAGCGCGTCCATGTCAAGTTGTCCACGGTTCCCCTTAATGTGTACCGTGATCTCCCGCAGCACCTCCCGCTGCCACCGACGTGGCCCCTTGTGCTTCTCCAGTGGGGTGTTCTTCTGCCCCCACGGAAACG